TAAGGAAAAATGTCAGCAATTGTGTATAAAATTTCTCTCTAAAATTTTTACCATTAAATTATCCAAAAACTGCAAGAAACTGCACTTTTGTTTCTATTTTATTTCAACAAAGAAGTTGCTAAGGGAGACTCTTAAGTTGACGCCATTGGTTGAGCAGCTACTTGAATTTAGACTGAACCAATTTCTAAAAATGCACTAACAGGTATCAGATTCCTTCAGAAAAATTGAACAGTTTTTGTAATTTTGGTGAATATATATATAGAGCAGGAAAACAATTTTCAGATGAACTGCTTTCTACAGTAGCACAAGATTCTTGAATTTCCGTTATTGGTCAGCAAAAAAAACTATAAACCGCCCTTCGATAGTACATTTTGAACGAGCCAGACGATATTTTAGGAATCAATGCTACTTGCAGTATTCAAATATAAGCTTATGTCAATCCTAACCCTCGATCTCGGCAAACAAACCGGCTGGGCTATTTTAACAGATGGGGTCATCCAAAGTGGAAGTAAAAGTTTTCACTCTAGCCGTAAATGTGGTCACTTCTTAAATTTTCGTAATTGGCTGAATTCCTTGGATCACAAGTTTACTGCAGTGTACTTCGAAGATGTGAAGAGACATTCAGGAACTTATGCTGCACATTGTTATGGTGGATTTCTTGCCATTTTAATTGCTTGGTGTGAAGAACATAACATTCCCTACAAAGGTGTAGCGGTAAAAACTATAAAACATTCTATTACAGGCAAAGGTAATGCCAGTAAGGATGATGTTATTGAAGCTGTAAGGAAAAGAGGTTGCTCTCCCAAGGATGACAATGAGGCTGATGCCCTGGCGTTAATATTTTACATAATGGATTTTCTGCAATGTTAATATTTTATATTTTGGATATTGTGCCAACCATACTATGGAAATAGCATTTATAACACAAAAAACGGGCTGAAAAGCGGGTCCTTCCAGCCTCCCAGGCGGTTTTGGACGAAAAAAGCCCGATCTGTCCCTAGCGTCAGCCCTTTTTTAATTATTAACTTTTTAATAAGTCGTTAAGAATCTGTACCTAATAAAGCAGTAATAAGTTTGTAAATAGATTTAGTTTATGAATTTAGTAATAAATTACCGTCCAATTGAAAGCCTAACCGAATACGAGCGTAATCCTCGCAAGAATGACGATGTGGTCAACAGGATGTGCGCCTCTATCCGGGAATTTGGCTTTCGTATTCCAATAGTTGCAAAAAGCGATGGTACTGTCGTTGACGGCCATCTACGCCTTAAAGCAGCGAGAAAACTTGGTATGGAAAGTGTTCCAGTGGTTCTGAGTGATAATTTAAACGATGCACAGACCAAAGCTTTTCGGCTACTTGCCAATCAATCAGCTAACTGGGCAAAGTGGGATGATGACCTTTTAAAACTTGAAATTCAGGATTTAGAAGATTTACAGTTTGACCTCAAAATGACTGGGTTTGAATTGGAAAAAGTTCAAAGGTTTCTTGATGATTTAGATGGGGAAAGTGGGGAAAAAGGGGAAAAAGGCGAAAAGATTTCCGACTTAGTTGATACAAAATCAGTAGTGTCAAAACCAGGTGATCTCTGGATTTTAGGTGGTCATAGAGTCTATTGCGGTGATAGCTGCGAAGTTGAGTCTTTTAGAGAGGTATTAGACGATAAAATGGCAGATATCACCGTTTGTGACCCACCGTATAACGTTGATTATGGCACTAGTCAAGAAAGAGAAGATAAAAAAATACTAAATGACAACCAAGGTGAAAACTACGAATTGTTCCTTTATGACATCTGTACTCATATTTTAGCATACACTAAAGGTGCAATTTACATCTGTGCATCATCATCAGAGCTAGCAACACTACAAAAATGTTTTGAGGAAGCTGGAGGAAAATGGTCGACATTTATCATTTGGGCAAAGAATCATTTTACGCTAGGAAAATCTGACTACCAAAGACAATACGAAGCAATACTCTACGGCTGGAAAAGTGGCAATAAACGTGAGTGGCATGGAGGGCGTAATCAAAGCGATCTGTGGTTTCATGATAAACCAATATACAACTCGCTACACCCAACGATGAAACCAGTGGAATTGATGGAAAAAGCGATAGTAAATAGCAGTAGACCTGGTGATACGGTACTTGATCCATTCAGTGGTTCTGGTAGCACGTTGATTGCATGTGAAAGGACCGGAAGAATCTGTAGAGCGATAGAGCTAGGTCCTACATTTGTAGATGTAACGATAAAGCGTTGGCAAGTATACACCGGAAGAGAAGTTTTTTCCGCTGGTTCTGGCAAAACTTTTACGCAAATGCAAGAAGAAAATTCATAAAAAGAGGCAAAAGAAAAAGTGGAAAGAATAACGCAGACGGAATGGGCGAAGGAACAAGGAGTTTCAAAACAATATGTCTGTTATTTAGTAAAAAAAGGAATAGTGCAGCTTGAAGATGGGCTAATAGACCGAGAACAAGCAAATAGGGCTGTAGAAGCAATTAGAGACCCAAGTCAGCCACTGAGGAGAAAAGGGGGGAATACCAGCGATCTTGCTACGATGCTACTTAAAACCCGGATTAAAAACGAGATGGAACGGGGAAAATTATTAGAAGCCAAGGCAAAAACTGAAATAGGAGAACTTATCCCGGTCGAAGAAGTAAAAACTGAGGCATTTAATGTTGCAAGGGTAGTAAGAAATAACCTTCTAAATATACCAGATAGGATATCTGCACTACTTGCATCGATGAATGATACAGAAAAAATCCATGAAACACTAACTGAGGAAATCAGAACTGCTTTAGAGGAACTAACACTTTAATGACTACATATAATTTATTGAAAAAGCGTTTTATCGCCCTAATAAGTCTGGTTCATATACTAGTTGCGATCATAATTTTAAGTAAAGCATCAGCAGATACTTATGGCAGACAAAGGGTACCTTTTACCTTGAGCTGTGTGAAGGTGCAGAAATTACAGCAGATGGCGTTATGATCTATAGCAGTAGTTTTTATGCAGGTCTAAAACCCGATCCACTACTAAAAGTATCAGAGTGGGCAGATAAGAATCGTCAGCTTTCAACGATAGCATCATCAGAACCAGGAAAATGGAGGACAGAAAGAACCCCGTACCTGAGAGAAATAATGGATTCGCTTTCTCCGTCTTCACCGATTGAAAAAGTGATATTCATGAAAGGCGCACAGATTGGTGGAACAGAAGCTGGAAATAATTGGATAGGCTACGTGATTGACCAAACACCCGGACCAATGCTAGTGGTGCAGCCAACAGTAGAAATGGGCAAACGTTGGTCCAAAGGAAGATTTGCACCACTGATTGAAGATACACCATGTTTAAAAAGTAAGGTAAAAGACCCAAGATCGAGAGATTCAGGCAACACTGTACAAAGTAAGGAATTTCCCGGAGGAACGGTAGTAGTAACTGGAGCCAATAGTCCTGTGGGCTTACGTTCAATGCCAGTTAGGTATCTCTTTCTTGATGAGGTTGATGCCTATCCAGGAGATTCAGGAGGTGAAGGTGATCCAGTACTACTGAGTATTGCCCGAACTAATACATTTACGCGTAGAAAGATTTTTTTAGTATCGACACCAACGATTCACGGGATAAGTAGGATTGAAAAGGAATTTGAAGCATCAGATAAACGACATTTTTTTGTTCCCTGTCCACATTGTAACCATTATCAAGTTTTGAAATGGCCACAAATAAAGTGGGAAGAGAAGAAACCGAGTACAGCCCACTACGTATGTATAGAGTGTAGTGGCAAAATAGAAAATCATCAGAAAGCAGAAATGCTAGCTCGTGGAGAATGGAGAGCAACAAACACAGAATGTAATAATGATAAAGTAATAGGTTTTCACCTATCGAGCTTATACAGCCCAGTTGGGTGGTATAGTTGGAGACAAGCAGTGGAAGATTTTTTGCATGCAAAAGAAAATGAACAACTACTAAAGGTTTGGATAAACACCACACTAGGAGAAACCTGGGTAGATAAAGGAGAAGTACCGGATTGGAAACAACTATTTAACCGAAGAGAATTTTTTCCCGTAGGCACAGTACCAAAGGGCAAAGTAATTTTAACGGCAGGAGTAGATGTCCAAAAAGATCGTTTATAGCTAACCCAGATAAGATTTCCCCGAGCACTGGAAGACAAAATCAATAGCCGAATTAATATTGGGCCAAAAGTTCGGCAGCACTTTTCTTAT